ATTCAGACAACAATATCAAGGGTCAGGCAATGCCGGGGATGTTATCATTACTCCCAAGAAATTGTCGTGGGTCAACTTCGGACTCAACGCCGCTGACCTTTCCCTTATTGAACAGTACAACGGCACAATCAAAGACCTATGCAACGTTTACAATGTCCCTGCCGTGTTACTTAACAACGTTGAATCGGCAACTTACAACAATATAAAAGAGGCACGAAAAATGCTTTATACCAATGCGGTGATTCCTGAACTTATGAAAATAAGGGATGAACTGAATCGTTGGTTAGCTCCCAAATTTGGGGAAAAGGTTTTTATTGATTTTGATTATACCACTATCCCGGAACTGCAAGAGGAAACCGATAAGGTTGTCGCTCAGATGTCCCAAGCGTGGTGGCTTACACCAAACGAGAAACGTGCGGCGATGTCTTATGGTAAGGATGAAGAGAACGAAAGGATGGATGAATACTACATCCCTGCGAATCTTTTGCCACTTGGCGATTCAGATATGCCCGATATGACACCCGAACCAATAGAGATTGAATCGGCAGAAAAAAGACAGGTGCCGGGGATGAACGATATATTTACAACAATTAGTGAGGCGCAACAACGAGCAAACGAAATGGGTGGTGAAGGTTACCACCAACACACTTACGATGGTTATACCGTTTATATGCCTTTTGAAACCCACGAGGAATATGAGGCGGCAAAAGACAATCGACTTGATGAATTTTACGGCGAAATGGATGCCGATTCTTTTGACTACAATTTCGAACTTGATAGTCGATATGATGATGATGAAGATACCGACTCAGATGAAGGAGAAATCATCCAAAAAGCACCTCAAATTCGTGGCGCAATGGAAACGGCGTTGCGTAACAAAGTAAAAGACCATAATGAGGAATATGGTGACAACCCGGCAAAGAGAGCAACCTATTCAATGTTGGCAAGGTCATTTGTAAGGGGGATTGGTGCATATCGCACAAACCCATCATCCGTTCGCCCAAATGTATCGAGTGAAGACCAATGGGCATTGGGTAGGGTCAACGGATTACTTTATGCACTTAGAACTGGCAAATTCAAAAGAAGGGCATACGATACCGATTTACTACCGGAGGAACACCCATTGTCATCAGATAAGAAAAGCCAAAAGGCGGAAACTTATTCCGACTACCCACAAGGGGCAACCAATAACGCCAAGCGAATGTTGGAATGGCGTGAGAAATATGGTCGTGATGTTGTCAAGGGTGGAACAAGGGTCGGTTGGGAAAGAGCCAATCAACTTGCAAGTCGTGAGGCATTGTCGTTGGATACCGTAAGGCGTGTCGACTCATTTTTAGCAAGGCACAAAGACAACGCAAAGATTGACCCACAATATAAAGATGAGCCGTGGAAAGACCGGGGATATGTTGCATACAACCTTTGGGGTGGTGCTGCAATGGTATCTTGGGCAAAGCGTATTTCTGAAAACGATTAAATATGTTCGATAGGGAAACTTGGAGAAATGAATTTTCCCAACAACTCGATATTGGAGAAAAAGCCGAGGTTGCGAAATTCAAACGATATTACAATGAACAGTACAAAACCGCCGTTGATGGTTTTCTATTGGACAACAATCCAAGAGGTGGCGATAATCTATTCAAACCAAGAGAACTTGAAAATCTTTACGTTGGATTATATACCAATATCGGGTTACGATTTGCTAAGTGGTACGCCAAAACTTTTGACCGCTTAATATCCAAGCGACAAGATGTTTCCGGGTTTGATGATGTTTGGAGTGAGGGGTTTGCCGAAGCCGGTCGAAAGGTTGCTGGAAAAAGAATCGTTTTAATACAAGGAACTGCTAAGGCGGAAATCATAAAAAACTTACAACGATTTATGCAAGACCCGGAGTTTATGGCGTTAGGTGCTGACCAAAGGGGTCGCATTTTACGTTCAAGATTCAATAAACTATCTGCGTACCAAGCGGAAAGGATTGTGCGAACTGAGGCAACTTATGCCGCCAATCTTGGTGCTGAAAGGTCTGCCCTTGATATGTTTGGTGCGAGTGGTTTGCAAAAAGAATGGTTGACTTCCATTGATGGTCGTGAACGTGACTCCCATCGGATGACCAATGGTCAAGTCGTAGATATGGACAAGCCGTTCAATGTTGGTGGTGAACTGCTAATGATGCCGGGTGACCCAAGAGGAAGGGCGGCAAATGTTGTCAACTGCCGGTGTGCGGTTGCACACATACCAAAACCGGATGCACAACCCACAACACAACTTGAAGGTTTGGCATTTGGATTGGCTGGGGAAATTGCGGCACAAAATTTTATTGATGAAATTTAATATCTTTGCAATATGAATAATATTATATTTAAGCAGTCCCCAATGGGGGAACTAATTGATGCCGATGAAAAAGCGGGAATCGTAAAAGGTTACGCATCGGTGTTTAACAACGTTGATTCTGACAATGATATAATCAAATCCGGGGCATACAAAAAAACCATTGCCGAAAATGGTAGAAGGGTAAAGTACCTTTACCAACACGATATGGACAAGCCTATCGGGAAAATGGTTAATTTGGAGGAAGATGAGAAAGGTCTTGTTTTTGAGGCTCAGATTGCCAAGACCCAATTGGGAATGGATGTCATTGAACTAATAAAAGCCGGGGTGATTACCGAAAACTCTGTTGGTATTCTACCTATCCAAAAAGAAATGGTGAATGGTAGGCGTGAAATTAACGAGGTGAAACTCTACGAGGTTTCTGCCGTTACACTTGCCGCTAATGACCAAGCAATGATTTTGGATGTCAAGGGCAACGTTGACCCAAATAAAGTAATTAAGCGATATGATAATATTGCAAAATTAGTCCGCAAAGGGAATATATCCGATGAACTTGGATATACTCTTGAGGCGGAAATATTAAAACTGAAATCTATTTTTATGAATATTACCACTTCGCCAACTGACATTGAGGTTACGAAGCCGGAAGTCGTGAAAGGAGATTCAACCGAAATTTATAACTATTTGTTTAACGTTCTAAAAAAATAATAAGATGAACGATGAAATTAAAAATCAGTTAGACCAAATCGGTGACATCGTAGATTCTAAGATTGAAAAGGCTTTCAACCAAGCGCAAGATAATGCCAAAGGTGAAGTCGAGTCAAGTCTTAAAAGCGAAATCACAAATTTGACTAATGACTACAATGAAAAGATGGAAGCCGCTACAAAGAGAATGGATGCCATCGAAATGGAAAGCAAAAAAACGCTTTCAGGAGTAAACACAAAAACCTTTAAAGGTCAAATCGAAGCCGCCATCAAAGATGGTGCAATCGAAGCACTTGTAAAAGGTAACACCAACGCCGCAAGATTTGAAATCAAGGCAGGTGATATGACAATGGCGAATGCTTATACTGGTGTTGTTGCCGGAGAAACTGTAATTGAGGACTTTAAATTTGACCCTTCAAGAAGCGTTCACGTTAGAACTTTGTTGCCTATCGGAAACACCGATTCTCAGACAATTAGATTCCCTAAAGAATCTGCTTATGATGATGGTGCTGCTGCAACTGCTCAAGGTTCAACTCTTGGCGCATCTGATTTTGACATTACTGCCACAAGCGTAAATGTTGAAAAAATTGGCACTTTTATGAGAATAACTGAAGAGATGTTGAACGATACCCCTGGATTATCTTCTTACCTATCGGCAAGAGTACCCGGAAAGGTGTTGTCTGTTGAAGATACTGAAATCCTTAATGGTGATGGTTCTTCACCAAACCTTGATGGTCTATTCACCGATGGAACTGCTTTTGTAACTGGTTCCGGTGGTGCATTTTACCAATCAGTAGAATCAGCAAATGAATTTGATGTTCTTATTGCTGCATTGAACCAATTGGCACTTGCTAACTATCAAGCCGACACGATTCTTTTGAATCCAACTGATTTCCATAAAATCGTATTATTGAAATCTACTGCCAACGAATATTTGAAAAATCAAATTGTTCAAGGTATTCAACCCGCAATTAATGGCGTTCCAATTACATTGAACACCGCCGTTACTGCTGGTAAATTCTTGGTTGGTAACTTGGCTCAAGCATCTCAACTATGGGTGCGTGATGGACTTGGAATCGAATTTTCAAGAGAAGATTCAACCAACTTCAGAGATGGTTTTGTTACAGTTCGTGCGCAAGAGCGTGTGGCACTTACAAATTATTCTCCAAATGCAATCGTACAAGGTACGTTCTCAACTGCTAAAACGGCACTTGAAACTCCTTAATCTAACGATTAGTTTTGACTTGGAAAGGGTGGTCATATCGACTGCCCTTTTTGGGTTTAAGAAAATAAATGTAAAATATTTTTTATATTATAAAATAAATTATATATTTACATCATAATTAAAAACAACTTAAAAACAAGATTATGGAACTAACACAAGTAAAATCAAAAAAGGCTTTAGAAAGGCAAGGTTTAGCGGTTATCGAATCAAATGATTTTTGGCAGTTTAATGAGGCTAAATATGTAATTAAAATTGTAGCCAAAAATTTAGTTTTCAAGCAAACAGGAACATCTAATTATCCTACTCAAACAATTAGGGAGTGTTTATGGATATATAATAGAGGATTAGAAAAACAATAATAAAAAAACCGGGGGCGGCAACGCCCCCATTTAATTAATTATTATGATTAAATATAACCCACCAAAAACATCATTAAGAACTAATAAAGAGGGAGATTCTTTTGTTGTTATCTCTTACGATGGATTAGATTTTAAAGAAAAATATTTTACAAGTTTTAAAGAGGCAACAGAATATCAAAACACCTTAAAATAATATTTGGCTCTCATGAGCCAAATATATTGTATAACGAAAAATTAAATTATGAGATTACAAGATTCAACTGAGTATCGAATTGTAAAAGAAATTACAAGTGAAGAAAACAGAAAAAACATCATTGACGCTGCCAAAGCGTTTGCCTTTTTACTTGCAGCTATATTCGGAATGATATGGGCGTTTGCAAGTTTTTTATTATGGATAAAAGATATTGATGTTTCAATGGCAATTATTGACTTTATGATATGGATAAAAGAGATAATTTCCTAAGTAAGAAAAAGGATATGCACATACATCGGCATATAAATATAAATGAGAATATTGTTAATATTAAAAAATTTAATAAATTAGTGCGTAAATTAAATTAATTTTTGTTTGATAACTATTTCAAAATGTCCGCCATCCACTTGGTGGGCATTTTTTTATACCTTTACATTAAACCAAAAAATTGGATAGTAACCAAAGGGGGTGTTTTAGCGAATACCTTTTTGCAACCGAATGTATTAAAAGGGGATATAAGGTTTCAATGCCCTTGATGGATGCATCTGTCTATGATTGTATAGTTGACAATGGTAGTGGTTTATTTAAAATTCAAATAAAGTCAACCACAAAACGACCTGAAAAAGATACTGTCACAACGATAAAAGCAAATTTGGAAAATTCAAAAAGGGTTTATAGTAAACATAATGTTGATTATTTTGCCGTTTACGTTTACCATTTTGATGGCTTTTTTATATTTAAAAACAATGGCAATATGCAATCAGTAAGATTGTCGCTTGTAGGTAAATATTCCAAAAATTTTAATAACTTTGTATTTGAACGGGATTCTTCAACCCATTCATAAAATTGTTTTAGTAAGTTTGGTTAATTAGGGGTAGCATTTATGTGTTACCCTTTTTTTTTATCTTTGTAGAAATAACATATTATGAAAATATTAATGAAAAAAAGCGTTTTATCCTCTGAGGGATGGCGTTGGGAAGAAAAGGTTTACGATGTTGACAACAAGGTTGCATCGGATTACATCAAAAAAGGAATCGGCGTTGAATTTGTCGAACAAGTAAAAGAGGAGAAAAAAGTAAAGGAGACAAAAGAAAACAAAGTGGCGAAAAAAAGAACTACAAAAAAAGCTAAATAATGCCATATACGAGAAACACTTATTTCAGCGACCCGCCAATTACGTTTCAACCGCAAATGAAAATCAATTCCACAACCGGAAGTGAAATCATTACTGCGACAAACGTGAAGGATTTTGCAAGAATTGACACCACGGCAGATGATACGATTATCGGGCAAATGATAACCCAAGCGAGAATCGTGGCGGAAAATTATATTTCAAAGGATATTGTGGCAAAAAATAGAACTTACTATTTGCCATTTGCCAACACGAGAATCGCATTGCCTTTCGCCCCGGTTGCATCTATTTCATCGGCAACTGTTGATGGAACTGCTGCAACATATACTGCAAGGGGGTTGGATAATGAAATAATTGAACTCAATGAACTACCGGCAAAGGAGGTAAAGGTGACTTATGTCACAACTGGACTTGATGATTCGTTTCTCAAACAAGCGTTGTTGCAAATGGTAACGACTTATTATGATAATCGGTCTGACTTTGTTGTCGGTGAATCAGTAAATGAAATCCCAACAAGTGCAATGGATTTATTGTCATCATATAAAACCGTATTTATTTAATGGATGCCGGGAAACTTGATACAAGGGTTGAGGTAAGGCGATTGACAAAGACCGCCGACACTTATGGAGGTTACACTTCAACAACGGCAACCGCATCCACTATATGGGCATATAAAAGGGAAACAAGTGGTGATATAAGCCAAGAGAATGGAAAGCGTAGGCGTGAACTTGATATTGAACTTATTGTTCGCCAAAAAACCGCCGACACTATCTTGAACACCGACCTTTTAAAAATCGAAAACGTATCCGGGGAATATCGTATAAACGGTAAATTTGAGTCCGGATATAAATATTATACAACCATAAAAGCCACAAAAATTGATTAGTGTTAAAATCAAACAGAGCGATTTAAATGATTTGAACCGAAAACTCAATCAACTCAAAAGTTTTTCTAAGGAAGGACTTTCAAAAGAGATTGGCGATACTGCTGCTTTTTCGGCGGCAAGAATGCAAAAAAGTGTTCCGACTGATAAAGCGGCTTTAAAACAAGGCATTAAATTCGGTAGAATGGGTAAAATGGCAAGGGTGTTTTCCAAGGCTTTTTATTCGCCTTATGTTGAATTTGGAACAAGGGATGGGAATATGAAGTTTGATGATATGTTGGAACTCGGCATTCCAAAATCCTATGCCGAGCAATTCAAGGCAAGTCCATTGAAAAAGAAAACAAATCAAAACGCAAGACCATTTTTCTTTTCATCAATTAGGGTAGAACTAAAAACCCTGATGGATAGACTTGATAGAAGATTAAATACTTTAACACGATGAACGAGGCACTTCAATTCATAAGAAAAGCGATTTTAACACGTTTAACGAACGCAATTACAATTGATGGCAGTTATGTCCCAATTTATAATAGAGTCCCATCTGATGCATCTGAGCCATACATACAGGTGTTTTCCGTAAGTAATAACGAAAGCGATTTCAATGCCACAAGTTTTATTTCGGAATGTGTTACAAGATTGGAGGTCGTAACGGCGTTTGATTCCGATTCCGGTGGTGAGTTACAATCAAATCAAATTGTTAGCAGTATTTTAAATTTAGTTCGAACAAGGGCAAATGGTTATTATGACTTATCAAGCGATG